TACCAGAAGTTATACAGAGAGTGTTAGTCAACATGTGTTTTAATCTAGGCGGTACAAGACTTTCAAAGTTTCGTAACATGTTAAAAGCTTGTAGAGAACATAACTGGGAAGAGATGTCTGTACAAATGCAAGACAGTCGTTGGTATGGACAAGTTGGTAGAAGAAGTAAAGAATTACAAGAAATGGTATTAGGAGCCTGAAATGAAAGGATTATTAAAAAATATAGTTGGAGCTGTTGCACCTACATTAGGAACTGCCTTGGGTGGACCGATGGGAGGAATGGCAGCTAACATGATATCAGAAGTGTTAGGTGTTCCTAATACTCCAAAAGCTATAGAGAAAGGAATAGCAGAAGCTACACCTGAACAAATGTTAGAACTTAAAAAAGCTGAACAAGCTTTTGAAGTACAGATGAAAGAGCTTGAAGTAGATGTGTTTAAATTAGAAACACAAGATGGACAAGATGCTAGAAATAAATTTAGCAAAGACTGGACAGCACGTATCATGGGCATAGCTGTTGTAGGTGGATTTATGGGATACATATTCCTTGTTACTCTACAACCACCAGAGCAGAACTCTGAAGCCCTTATAAACCTTGTACTAGGATATCTTGGTGGCTTGGCAAGTGCTGTTATATCTTTTTACTTTGGAGCTTCTAACACTTCTAAAGACTAATGGATGCAGTAGCTGTAATAACCGAACTAGGCTTTCCTATAGCAGCAGCTTTAGGTTTAGGTATGTTTGTTTGGAAACTAATCAATAGAATTATTGATGGTATGGAAACTAAACTAGATACTTTAGATGATAAAGTACAAACAGCTTTAGATACTATGGAAGAAAGAGTATCTACAAAGCTTGATAGTCAGTATGGTATTATAGTAAGTTTAATTGATAGAGTAAGAGCTATGGATAATCAAAGTATTAGACAAGATGTACTCTTGAAAACTTTACTAGGCGTACCCAACTTAGTAGATATAGATAAAATTGCAAAGGCAGATAGAGATGACCAAAGAAAAGATTAAGTTTGAAATACCAGTTATAAGTATATTTATATTCTTATTTATTATAAGTGTATTAGAACAACTACAATGAAGATAGACGATAAGAAAATATTACAAGTAGTTAATCTTTCTCCAAGCGAATCTTGGATAGAAAAAATTGTAGACATACATCCAATGAAGCAAATTACTGTAGCTTCTATAGTACAAGTAATTGTATTTGGATTTATGTTATTTATGTTTTGGATAAACAGTAAGATATTATGAAATTAAAACCGACATTTAAAAGTGAAAAAGCTTCAAGGAACTGCAAGTGGTGTATGTTTTTTTGGTCTATGTTAATTATGTTCTGGTCTGTAGGAAGCATTGCAGATGAGATAGTATTTAAGTTTAAGAGTCCTAGCTTTAGTGGTATTAATACTAGCTCACATTATCTTACTATTCAGAATCAAGAGTTTAATCGTAAAGAAGCATTGAAGGCAGAGATTAAGGCACTTCAAGACCAGATAGAAAGAGACAAAGAAAATACAACTCTTGCAAGGTTTATAAGAAACTTAGAATCACGTATATACTCACAGTTATCAAGACAGTTAGTAGAAAATTTATTTGGTGAGGTTCCTTCTGATAGTGGTACATTAACTTTAGAAGGCAATACAATTGTTTATAACGTGGAAGATGGAATAATAACTTTAACTATAACGGATAGTGATGGCAATACAACGACTATATCTTTGCCTGTTGGTAACTTTACTTTCTAGTTGTGCAGTAGTACAAGAGAGTGGAGATTTAGTTTTAACTAAAAAAGTCCAGTCTAGTTCTACATTAGATTTACAATCAGAAGAGTTAAAGAATTTACCACCAGCACAAATAAGACCAACGATAGCTATATACCCTAATAGCTTTAGAGATTTAACAGGTCAAAGAAGAAGTAATAGTACCTTTGCTTTGTTTAGTACTGCTGTAACACAAGCACCTGAAGCTTTTCTTATTAGAGCTTTTAAACATACAGCAGGTGGAAAGTTTTTTAGAGTTGTAGAACGTGTAGGTTTAGATGACCTAACAAAAGAAAGACAACTCATACGTAGTACACGTAAAGATTTTAAAGAAGATAATAAGATGCAACCACTATTATTTGCAGGGTTGTTAGTCCAAGGTGGAGTAATTAGCTATGAAGCTAATTTAAAATCTGGAGGTAGTGGTGCAAGATACCTTGGTATAGGTACAAGTAAACAGTTTAGAGAAGACACAGTTACTATATCTTTAAGGTTAGTATCTGTATCTACCGGTGAAGTTCTTATGGAAACATTAGTATCCAAAAGTATTTTATCAACAAGTGTTTCTCAGGATGTATTTCGTTTTATTGAAACCGGCACAGAGCTAGTAGAAATAGAAGGTGGTATATCAGAGAATGAAAGTGTTTCAATAGCTTTACAAAAAGCTGTAGAAACTGGGGTATTAAATATAATCAATATTGGAATAGAGAGAGGCTATTGGAAATATGAACAAATTAAAATTAATGAGCCTAGTTGTGATGATAAGTGCATCACTTCTATACGGGGCTGATAACGAAATATATATAGACCAGTCTGGTGCTACACTTAATTTAGATGTAGAACAGTTAGGTTCAGGTAACATCATAGGTGGAGCAGATGCAATTGCTGGTACTATGACTGCACTAGACTTAGATGGTGGTACGCAGACTATTGATATTAATCAAATAGGTTCAAATAATAAATTCTTAGGAGATATTACTGCAGATAACTTTGTAGGTTTTTGGGAGTTTGATGGTTCTACTAACGTGTTTAATGTACAGATAGACCCTACTAATACTTATGGTGCTGATGGTTCTGATGTTAATGTAGATGTAACAGGTGGTACAAATACCTTTACACTTGATTTAGCTACAACATCTTTAGCAAGTAATGCAGATATTGATTGGATTATTAGTGGAGATGGTAACGTTTTTGATTTTAATATTAATAATGCTGATGCAACTAATGATGTAAATGTTGACGGAGATGACAACACTTTAAACTTTACAGGTCAAGGATATGCAGGTGGTTACTTTAAGTTAAATCAAACAGGTAATTCTAGAACATTTAACATACAACAACTGAGTACTTTAGACAATGACTGGTTACAAATTACATCTGATGGTTCTAGTGGCACTGTTTGTGTCATTCAAAACGATGGGGGAACAGCAGTCGGTTGCTAATATAGGCAACATAACTGAACTAAACGGAACAGGTAGAGTTGTCAGGGATGAAACCTACCAAGCCTCTCTAGACCTAGACATAAATAGCTACGATAATGTCCAAACTTCTAACGGGAGATTGGGCATTACTTTTTTAGATGACAGTCAAGTTAGACTTACTGAACATTCTGAATTAATTATAGATGAATTTATCTATGACCCAGACCCTTCTAAATCTAAGATGGCTCTACAATTTGCAAGTGGTACTGCAAGATTTATCACAGGTAAGTTAGCTACAATAGATAAAGAAAATATAACTATTAATACTCCAAGTGCTACGATTGGTATTCGTGGTACAGACTTTACTGTGACTGTAGATGAGTTAGGTAGAAGCTTAGTTATATTATTACCAGATGATGACGGTCTTCCAAGTGGAGAGATAGTTGTCGCAACAGCTATGGGACAGGTAGTTCTTAACAAGCCTTACCAAGCTACAACAGTTTCTATGTTTGAAACTAAACCAACAAATCCCGTTATTCTTGACTTGACCCTAGAGTTAATTGATAACATGTTAATTGTAAATACACCTAAGGAAGTAGAAGAGAATGAAGGAGAAAATGGAGGGAGTAATGTTAGCAGTCTTGATGTTGACTTCCTTGAGTTTGATGATTTAGAAACAGACTATCTTGCAGAAGACAATTTAGAGTTTACAGAGTTAGACATTAATTATCTTGATGTAAACTTTCTTGAAGACTTGTTAGACATTATAGAAGATGTCAATGAGCTAGACCAGACTTCAACACTTTTAAAAACTGATATAGATTTAAAAGGTACTAAGATTGGGTACGATAGTGAGACTCAGATAAATACTTTTATGACTGATAACGTCATAACTTTTTACAAAGCTTTAGAAGATACCATTAAATTAGATTTAGATAAATCAAATTCTTACACAGTTGTAATGATACAAAATGGTAAGAGTACACAGATAGTTGTTAACGGTGGTGGTAATTCTACCATAACTATAACGCAAGGAGACTAGTATGAAGTGGGCAATTACCTTATTAACTCTATTAACTTTGCCTCTCCTCTTCAATAGTGTACCACTAGAAGTACTAAGACTCAAAACATTTGATGCTCTTGTCACAACTCCAGAACCTACCGGATACTTTACAATCCTCAACATTGATGAACAATTCCTAGATGAACAAGGTGGATATCCCCTGCCTAGAGAAACACTTGCAAAGATTCATAACGATATAATAAACAAAGGTGCATTAGGTGTAGGATGGGTTATGTTATTTCCACATCCAGATA